GTTTATCCAGCAGAAAAAGCAGCTCATTCATTTTTAGGTTGGGCAAGAAGTGCAGAAGTGCCACCTCCAGCAGATGGTGAGTAAATAAAATCAATTTAATAGCTCCCCTTTTAATACAAGGGGGGGTTAAATTAGTTATATAATAAATGATTAACTTACATTTAAACATAACAAACAATATGAGGGTAATAGGTGATCTGTTAGCTGGAGGAGTATGGAGCTTCTCTTTGGCTTCATTAATAATAGAATGGGATATAGCTGGAATAACTAAAATAGTTCAATTAATTGTTGCTGTTCTTGGTGTATTGTATTTTTTATTGATAAAAATACCTCATGAGTATAAAATGAATATGCAAACCAGAAGGAATAAGCATCTTCAGAATGAAGTGTTAAAACATGAAATAGAAGATTATGAAGAAGAAAATAAACAAGTTAGGGATAAACTTGATTAAAAGATGGGAAGGATTTGAATCTAAACCTTATCTTTGTCCAGCTGGTGTACCTACTATTGGCTATGGAGCAACTTATTATCCAGATAATTACAAAGCAGTTAAACTAACAGACAAACCAATTAACGAATCTTATGCCACTATCTTACTAGAAGATATGTTGGATAGGTATGAACGTGGTGTTAATCGTTATGTTACTTCTAACATCAATGAAAATCAATTTAGTGCATTAGTATCTTTTGCTTACAACTGTGGGTTAGGAGCTCTTAAAAGCAGTACTTTACTTAAAAGGGTTAATGCAAATCCTAATGATGACAATATATCTTATCAGTTTAGTAGATGGAATAAAGCTGGTGGAAGAGTATTAAAAGGATTAACCAAGAGACGAATTGACGAAAATAAATTATACTTTCTTTAATAGAAAGGGGGGTTAGATGAGCAAAAAACCTACATATAAAGAAATAAATGGTGCTACCAGAGTTGGTGATGCCTTGAGATGGCTTGCTAAACAAGGTAAGAACTTTGCTCCAGAGCTTTTACAAGTTGCTGGATCAGTTACTGGTATATCTAGTTTAAATAAGCTAGGTGATGCTATTAGAAATGATGGAGAATTATCTGATTTAGATAAGGAGTTGTTACTGCAAGAGATGGAGTATGACATGGTTGAAATGGAAGAAGTTACTAAACGACTTTCAATGGATAACGAACATACTATAACCAGATTAGTTAGACCAGTTGTATATGGTTCTATGTTTATAATGTTTCTTTCAATGGTATTCTTAGATGGAAATATAGGTGACTTTAGTATTGATAAAGCTTATGTTCCAGTAATACAATCATTGTTTGGTACAATGACAGTATTTTACTTTGGATCAAGAGGGATTGAAAAGGTAATGAAAACCTTTAAAGAAAATAAGGGTTAATAACTATTAATAACTTTATGCTCTTATCTATTGACTTTGTGTTTCAGAAGTACTAACTTCGCTGTGTTATCAAGTTTTAATATTTGGAAGCATCACAAATGCGTACAAATATATATAGTTATACAATACACGATAATAGTATTCTTTTTTATAGGATCAATATTATTTTAAACAAAAGTTGTTTATAGATAGATTTTTACAGCTTTGTGGCTGTAAATCTATTTGACCATAATAACTATTAATAACTTTATAATTTGTATTAACTAGTTTTAGAGTGTAATTAAATATCTTCATATTGTGTTTTTAGTGTTACTAATATTTGTTTGATATAAAGCTCTCGTTAAACTGGGAGCTTTTTTCTTTATGATTAAATCAAGGACATATAACCGAAAAGATAAAGACAGTAATAATACTACTGGTCTTAAACACTTGTATTGGGAATTATTCGATTCACCAGATACAGTTGGCTCTGGATTTAGATTTATGGAAAGAGAGCCAGTGTTAATACTTGATGATATAATGGTTGAGTTTCCTTCTTGGAGACCAACAATAGAGTTAGCTTACACTTCACATACTTACTCAAAACTACTAGGATTAGTATCACATTCACCTTATAGAGTTGGTAAAGGTGTGCGCCTTAAAGCACTTAATTCAAAGAAAAGAATGTTTATAGTTAAAAACTTAATACTAAGAGGTGTGGATCGTATAGCTATTAGTGAAAAGTATATAGAGTTCGATACAGATAATTACTTATATAAACCTAATTTATACCTAAGATGAAATATAAAAGAAAGACTGGTAATAAAACAATACAATCTAAAAAAGGATGGTATGATGGAATACAGTTTGCTAGTCAGTTAGAAGTGTATATGTGGAAGTCATTAACAGAAGCTAAGATAGATGTTGGTTATGAAACAGAGAGATTTGATATTATAGATGGTTTTTATTCATCTAACATCTCTTTTGAGAGAACAGCTAAGAAAGACTTTATTAATAGAGGTGAGAAGAAAGTTAGAGGTATATTTTACACACCAGACTTTGTCTCTGAACACTTTATTATAGAAACTAAAGGAAGAGCCAATGAGAGCTTTCCTATACGCTGGAAGTTATTTAAAAGACTATTATACTTAACAAAAGATAATAGGGTTATATATAAACCCCAGTCAAAAGCTGATTGTGATGTAGTGGTTAAGGATATATTAAAAAGATTTTACTAACGAAAATGCACCTTTAGGGGTGCTTTTCTATTTTATATACTTTTTATTTGCGTATGTCATTTATATGTTGTATATTGCCATCTCAATAGAAACACAGAAATCATGAAATTTATAAAATGCAGTTACGATGCTTGGGATGAAGCAGAAAAGAAGAGTAAAAGAAAAAAGAGAAGCGTTGCTAAATGGAAAATTTCTAAGACAATAAAAAACCAATACAAGTAAAAACACAGAAATAACTGTGCTATTAAGTATAGAGCAAATAGAATAAATCGAATTATTAATCTTAGAAAAACTATATGGAATTATTACAAAAAGAAATTTTAACAAAGAAGGAAACCCAAGCATTATTATCAATTAGTCGTCAAACTTGCAGGAACTGGGTAAAAAACGGGACTCTAAAGCCCCATAATATTGGAAGGAGAGTATTTTTTAAGTACTCCGAGATTATTGAAGACCATTTCTCTAATTCAGAGCAGAAATATTAAGACTTAAATTACTAAACATTCACTAAAATATTAAACTATGGAATTACAAAGATTTATTATTATCGACATGAACGGATCAAGACATGCGACTATAAGCACAGTAGATGCTATGACAGCTAAAGAGATCTATATCAATGGTGACAATATGTTTAGAGATGCTGTATGGGCGGTTACTCCAGAAGAGTATGATTCTATTCATACTATACAAGACTTTGATATTAACTTAGTAGATAACGTTGAGATCGAAGGAGTTGATATGGCTGATTATCCAGACTTCTGTGATGCATTTATATCTGGAGCTGATTATGATGGTGTAGAGATGACCGAATACCAAGTGATCCAGATGGAAGAGAATTACCCAGACTGGAGATATGAACAAATAGAAAACTCATTATACTAAGAAAATAAATAATAAATCATTAGTTTATATCAATTATAAGTTGTATATTGCGACTTCAAATAATCAACTAAAAACTTAACACATGGATAACGTAACAGTAAATTACAAAGGAATAGTACTAGATTTAGAAGGTCAACATTTTGTGCAAGTAGATAGATTATGGGATGAAGAACCATTAGGTGATTCATTCGAGACTGAGAAGGTGTTAGCTGGAGGAGTCGATATAACAGATTTATTTGATTACGATCAATTAGATGCTTTAGATTTATTAGCTATGGAAACTATAGGTTAATATGACAAAGAAAGAAATAATTCAAAAGCTACAGCAAGATCTGGAGGATTGTCCAGAGGGATCTGAATTTGCAAAGAACATTATAAAAGAAATAATAAGACTAAAAGAACTATAATATGAGTAAAGAAAAATGTCATAGATTCTGGTTAACTAACCGTAATCCAATCACAATGAAGAAAGATGAAAAACAGTTACACATTCATAACTTGTCAAAAGAACAAGTTGTAAGCACTGAGAAAAGAAGACAAAACGTTATAGATAAAAAAGAAGGATTTAACTTTAATAACCAATAAATAGATATGTTAGAAGAATTTTTAATGCAAAGAATTGATGCTTTAGAAGCATCCAATGCAGACTACAGAGCTAATGAAATAGAATTAACAACTTATATATATACTTTATTAGAGAGAGATACACCAGAAGAGTATAAGGAAGTGGTAAGAACAGCGGTATTCGGAAATTAATTAAAATAATATTAGGAATATCCAATTATAATTTGTATATTGCGAACTCATTAATAAAAACACATTAATTATGACAACAACTATCGAGTTCCTTCATCAAGTTTATAAGGACACAAAACAAGACTACCAAGACTCTGATCAAAAAGAAGATGCATTGGTACTAATAGACGAATTAATATTAACCCTAACAAATTTAAAGTAACATGGAAGTAGAGAAAATCAAAGAGATGTATGTCAAATATTCACTTAACAAGTCAGATGTGTACAAACATCAGCATTATGTAATTTTGACAAGGTCTGGAATCGAGAAAGTAATGGCTTTAGAGCAGATTAACATTACTTATGAAGTTGTTAAATGTGAACCTAATTTTGCAGTTATTAAAGCTACAGCAGTTAAAGGATCAAAAGTAATTGAAACTTTTGGTTCAGCATTAAAAGGATCATCATTTAAAGATGGTTCCACAAATACATGGTATGTGGCTGAGATGGCAGAAAAGAGAGCTTTGTCAAGAGCAACACTTAAAATGGCAGGTCTATATGAGCAATCTGTATTTGGTGAAGATGAATCAGAATCATTTAAACGTAAATAATAAATAATTATGAAGAAATTAATTAAAAAGCTATTGTCATTTATGGCATCAGTACCAACAGACAAACTACTACACTTCTTTTACGGAAGTATAATAGCAACTCCATTAGTAATATGGGGAACAACAATGGAAGCAATAGGCTTTATGATATTTATATCAATAGGAAAAGAAATAGTAGATGCAAAAATGAGATTTAGTCCACCTAATGCGATGGATGCAGTATTTACTTTCTTACCTACATTACTGTTATTAGCAGTTAAACTAATAAACTAATAATCAATAACTAAAAAAGACCAGTTAAAGCTGGCAATTTAAAAATGAGTGCAATCACAAATTTCAGTATCAATTTAGAAGCAATTCCAAAGGAATTAATTATCAAAGGTAAGAAAGGATCTTACGTTAACTTGACTATGTTTCAGAATGATGAAACCAAGTATGGTAATAATGCGAGTATATCTTTATCTCAGTCTCAAGAGAAAAGAGAAGCTGGTGAAGACAAAGTCTATATAGGTAACGGTAAAGTTGCTTGGGTATCAGACAAGAATGTTACAGTAGCTGTTCGTGAAGTTGCTCCAGTTGAAACTGCTAGTGTTGGTAATGATTTGCCTTTCTAGAACTTAATATACAGGGATGGGGATTTTAAGATCCCCTCCCTTTTATTATGAAAGAAACAATCAAGTTCCTATTAACACTTGCTTTGATTACTATATTAGCTTTAACTCTAGTATATTTTACACAGTAAAAACACAAACACAATGATACAGTCAAAACTAAGTGCAGATGATCGAGAGGTAGAGAGAATGTATTATGAACAATTAGATTCTGAATTAAAAGTTGATCTGGATGTAGAAGTTGAAATGCCACCAATAGCACTTTCATACGGAACACATACTTACTCTACTAACAGAGGTAAATTCCAAGCTAAAACAGCAATCGGTACTTATGGTAATTTCAGTTTTATACAAGCTCCACCAAAAAGCTATAAAAGTTTTTTCGTTAGTATGCTTGTAAGTTCATATTTAAGTTCTGGTAATAAGTTTGCTTCAGAGATGAAGTCTGAGAGGTCTGGTAGAGATGTTTTGCATTTTGATACAGAGCAAGGATTGTGGCATTGTTTACGGGGATTTAGACGTTCGGCTGATATGGCTGACACTGATAAAGGTTATTTAACATATAGTTTACGTACAGTTGACTATAAGATGAGATTAGGTTTTATAGAACACAAGTTGCATAGTGCTCCAGAAGGTTCAATAGGTTTAGTCGTTATTGATGGAATTGCAGATCTGGTAGCAGATGTCAACGACATAGAAGCTTCAAATTTAGTCGTGCAGAAGCTAATGGAATGGTCAGCTCTATATAAGTGTCACATAGTTACTGTGATACATAGTAATTACGGAAGCAATAAGCCGACTGGGCATTTAGGATCTTTTTGCGAGAAAAAGTGTGAGACTCAAATAAGCTTACAGAAAGATGAAGATTCTAATAGAATAACTGTATCTTGTAAAAGAAGTAGAAATAGAGGTTTTGAAGATTTTGAATTTTATATTAATGAGAGACATTTCCCAGAAGTAATAGGATCATCGTCACCTAACATACCGTTTTAATAATTAAATAATAAATATAATGAAACTATCAAAAAAGAAGCTAGAACAGTTAAAAGAAGCTGTTAAAAAAAGGGATGAAGCCACAATGCAATTAGGCAACTTAGAACTTCAAAAGGTTCAGCTGGTGTCTAAAGTGTATAATATTTCATCTGAATATGAAGAGATTAAGAGAGGGCTACAGGAAAAGTATGGTGATGATGTTCAAATTGATTTACAGAGTGGAGATATTATAGAAGCCTCCAATAATCTAAAGAAGAGCTAATGCTTGAAATACTTGGTAAGAGGCATGAGGAGTGGGTTAGAATGGCTATATCAGCTGGAAGTCCTCCCTTATTTGCTCAAGATATAATACAGGAAGTATATCTTAGATTACACAAGTATAGAGAAACAGCCAAACACAAGCTTATAGATAAACAAGGTGGAGTAAACCTTTTCTATATGTGGGGTGTGGTGAGAAACACAACGAGAACTGAGTTAAGTAAAGAAAATAAATACTTACCTCTTGCAGAGTTTTATAATGAAAAAGCCGATGATGAAGCTGACTCTGAATTTGAATTGCGATACCAGCAATTAATGCACAACATCCAAGATGAGGTAGATAACTGGGGAGATTATAACCAGAGGTTATTTAATTTATACTTCAAGTCGGATTTATCTATGCGGAAGATCGCAAAAGGAATGGGAATAGGTTTAACTCACATATTCTGTTCTGTTACTAAGTATAGAGCTTATATAAAGGGGAAGTTTAGCGATGACTTCTATAACTTAAAAGATTAAATTATGAGAGAAGATGCTTATTATGAAAACCAAGCTGACAAACGTACTAAGGAGTACAAAGATTGGAAAGCTTTAAAAGAAGCTCAGATCCTCGAAGCAGAATCCAGTCTTAACGGACTGGGTGATGTTGTAGAGAAAATCACAGAAGTTACAGGCATAAAGTCTGTGACTAAAGCAATATTCGGTGAAGATTGTGGTTGTGATGGTAGAAAAGAATCACTTAATGCTATGCTCCCATTTGGAATTGTAGCTGTTAATTGTGTTAATCAAGAAGATTTCACATATTTAAAGTCATTCTTTAGTAGAACAAGAACAAGGGTAGATGTTTACAATCAGAACAGATTGACAGAAATATTTAACTATGTTTTTGATAAGAAGATGGTCCCTCCTTCTGGATGTGCTACTTGCTCACAAAAAGGATTTATAAAAGCTGTTAATGCTTTACATAAATACTATGATGCATCAGTTGATCAAATAAACCCAGCTGAAGATGAGGAAGGAGAATAAGAAGCCAGTAGGTCATAGAGCCAGACTTTCATTGTCAGAGCAAAACATTGTCAATAATCTTAGACTAGATAATAGTAATCGAGTTTTGGTTATTGGTGATATTCACGCTCCATTTGAACGTAAAGATTACTTGCAATTTTGCATTAATACTTATCATAAGTACAGGTGTAATAAAGTAGTTTTTATTGGGGACTGCATAGACAATCACTTTTCCAGCTATCATGAGACTGATGCTAATGGTAGAGGTGGTGGTGATGAGCTTGATTTAGCTATCAGAAGAATACAGGATTGGTACAAAGCATTTCCAGATGCTTATGTAACAATAGGTAATCATGATGCTATTATAATGCGTAAAGCACAGTCAAGTTCTATTCCAGCTAAGTGGATCAAGAATTATAATGAAGTTCTTGGCACTCCTAAATGGAAATGGGTTACTGATGTCATTATAGATGACGTTAGATATGTTCATGGACATAAGTCATCAAAAGCTCGTACAGCTGCAAAGAGAGATATGCAGAGTACTGTTACTGGACATTTCCATACTGATATGTATGTTGACTGGATGTTTGGTTCTAATAAAGC